ACACCACATAATTGACCTCCCTGTTGCCCCAGTTGGAACATCACCGGCACCGTGCTCATGTTCCGAGCGGCTTGATAGAGCGCTTTGGTCGCCGCATCGTCCTGCTCGTAGAGATCGAAGTTGGCGAATACGGAACGCCGCCCTGGCGCGATGCAGCGTGGGATGCTGCTCCCAAACTCCCGCGCCCGCAGGTCGATGTCGTTGTCCATCACGAAGGACGCCTGTGTCACCGTGAAGAACCGGTCTGGTGTGGTTCCCATCCATGCCTGGCCCAGACTTCCCGGGATGATCGTATAGTCGAATGCCGCTGCGGCGGGTTCAGCCGGGAAGGTCGTCAGCTGGCCTTGTCCGCTCGTGAAGCTCGCACTGTCGATCAGATCCTGTGCGGCGCCGCTGAAGCTGAACTCGTGATAGTCCCCATTGACGTCGATCCGCACTTTATCAACTGCCGCCCCGCACAGGATCCGCTGCACCGCCGTCGACGGATTCCAGTAGTCGAAGATGCTCAGACTCTCCAGATCCAGCTTGGGCAAGTACGTCACCGTCTTTCCAACCGCTGCCCCCGTCGCTGGGATCGCCGACAGCGGCGCATTGAGCTGGACCCGCAGTGTATCCACCACGCTGCTGACGAACCGCAGTTCGCCCCCTACTGTCACCGCCTGGCTCGCCGCCAGTCCATGCGCCGCCCCGAACGTCAACTGGCTCGCCGTCGATCCGGCCCCGATCGTCCCTCCGCCAAAGCTCAGCGGCGCGCCTCCCAGGCTGCCGCGGAACAGAGGCCCGTATCCAGGCTCTCCCGTCAGGTTCCACGTCGTCATGTACGTTTTCAGATCGAAGCTCGTTCGCCGCCTCGACCCTGCCGGAACTCCCGCAAACGTCCGGCTCCCGGTCTTGTCCCGCCGGTCCGCGACGTCCGTCTGTTGCCGTGTCGATAGTTTCACCGCTGGGAAGCGGTTCCCTGCCGTAACCGCCGGCGTTTGACCGTACGCGCTCTCTACCTTCGCGTACAGCCGGTTTGCATTGGATGATATGTAGGAAGCCATTCATTCCACCTCAGTCCAGACTTACTTCGACATCGAATTCCACTTTTGCCGCCTGCACGAAATTCTTCCCTCCGTGCTTCACCGCTCCGAACGCCGCTTCATAGGCGCCGCCGAAGAACATTCCATCGCCCCAGTCGCCGCGCCGCTGATCCAGCACTCGTGTCACCGCGTCCGCAAACAACTGGAGCGTCGGCTCGATCCCCTCGATCCGGTCCTGCGATACCCGGATTTCAATCACCACCCTGGCCCGTCCGGAAAATGTCCGGAACTTCTCTAGCAACAGGTTCAGATACTTCTCGCAATACACATGAATCGCCGGATACCGCGCTCCAGCGCTCTTGTCGATCAGATCCTGTGCTACGTTCTCCGTGTAGTACTGCTTTAGCCCGACCTCCGGCGGCGTCAGCCCGGCCGCCTCGGCCAGTGCAGCCAGATTGTCCGTCAGCCCTGGTTGTGCCTGAAGAAACTCCAGGGCGCGTGTCGCCACTCGCCGTCCTACGCTCGCCATCGCACGGCCTCCTCATCCTCGCTGAATCAACCGCGGCAGCGGCCGCAGATACCCAGCGTCCTGACCATTCCCGGGTTTTGCGCTCGTCGTCAGCAACGCCCCGGTCGATGCCCAGCTCACCAGCGGACTGAGCGCCGTCGTATTCTGCTGATACAAATCGAATGGAGTCACCCCCGCGTACACATTCCAGGACACCGCCCGTGACGGCGCGTTCACCGCCGTCACCTGCAATCCTCCTGCGGCCGCCAGATCCACCGACGCCAGTTTTCCCGCCGCGCCATATTCCCCAGCGGCGTTCACCCAGCTCGTGCGCACGAAATACGTCCCTGATACCAGTGACCCCGTGCTTGCAACGGCCTGTGGCGCTTCCGCCTCTGGCATCGGATCCCCGACCATCCCCACGCCCTGCTGGAACAGCATCTCCGACGCCCACCGCGACAGCCCTCGGTACTGCTGCCACTTTGCCTTGTACCGGTCATTCAGTTGACTGTGATAGGCGTCCCGGTACACCATGGAGAGCGTGTGAAACAGCATCCAGACCCGCAGCGGTGCCGTGACGGCCACGTTGGTTAGCTTTACGTCTCGCCCTCCGCCGTCCAGCCGCTCGATTCCGCTCGCCAGTTGCAGCCCCACTTCCTGCCTCGCCAGCTCGATCTTCGCTGTCAGATCGATTCCCTCCGCGTTGGCCGTCTCCAGAATGGATGATTCGTAGCTCGCCAGATCCTCCACCGCGATCGCCGGACTGTCCGTGAATAGTGCCATCGTTAGCCCCTTTTCCTACGGCCGTTTGGCGTGTGCGGCCCAACTGTTACCTGCATCCTCGACGCCCCCGATATCTGGTCCGCCTGCCGCTTCTCCTCTGCTTTTCGCTCCCGGTAAGTGCGCGTTTCCTCTTCGCTTGCCAGCCGCGCCTTCCCGTCGACTACCATCTTGGCCGCCACTGCCCGCGGCGCTTCGTTGAAGAGCCCCTCCCTCCCGCCGTCCGGAGTTTCGTGACTCATCACCACCGGACTCTCGTCTTCCATCGACTGTTCGAGGTCTCGTATCTTCTGGTAATACACTTTCAAGTCCATGTCATTCGCCCCTCGCCACGCCACCGGAATATGGGACAGGCTTCCGCCTGTCCCTCTCCCTTCCTACTGGATTGTCTTTCGTGCCACGCCGCCGGTGGCATGCGCACTCGTGCGTGCTGTGTCGAGACTTCCGATCTGCGGATCCGTTCCGGACGTCTCGACACCTCTTCAGTTAGGGATGTCTCTCTGACGGTCCCCTAGCTCCGCACCTGTACGCCGAAGTTGTTCCGGATCACCGCCGCGCCGTACAGCACGTCCACCGTGAACTGCTGCGACAGCGTGTTCGGCTGGTAGCTCATCACTATCCGCACGCCGAAGTTGCCCAATTCCGCGTACTCGGCGATCGCGCCGGTCCCCGGCAAAGGCTGGGGCAACCGGCGCACCACCAGGCCGATCGCATTCTTTCCGAATGCGACGTTGTTCGTCGTCACCGGCGCGCTGCCCGTCTTCGTGATGAACTGCGATCGGAACACGTAGAAGTCCTTGATCTTGCCCACCGACCCGTCGATCAGCGCCCGCAGTCCGGCATCTCCCGCCGTCTGGAATTCGCTGAACCGCGTGATCTGCCGCAACTGCGAGTAGGTCGTTCCGTCCACCACCAGGAACTTCGGCTCGTTCGGCGGCATCTTGGCGTTGAATAGTGCCGTCTCCGCCGAATCCACCACCGACTCCGTGATCGCCGTTCCGCCCGTCCCCACCGGCGTGTTTGCCGTGAAGCCCGCGTACAGTGACAGCAGGTCGGTCTCGATCTTTGTCGCGATCGCCCCCACCGCCGGCTGCATGTACACGCTCAGCAAGTCCGGCACCGTCAGGACCTTGGTCACGTCCGGAATCTGGAACGTGGCCTCCGCATGCGTGTTCAAGACGATCTGGGCGTTGGCCAAACTTGGATTCTGAGTCGTGACCGTGCCGCCTTCCGCGATGTTATTGGCCGTCATCGACGGCGCAATCGGTATGTTCACCGTGTCGCCCGCCTGTGCCAATGTCGGCTCGAAGAAGCGGTTCACCAGGTTCCCCATCACCAGGTTCCCTATCAGTGCCGGCAGGGCATCAGCCGCCACAAGTTTCACGATCGCATTCGCTACGTTCGTCGAAGTAATTGCTGGCATTCATTTCTCCTTGTTCTATTTCCGTTCCAAGCACTACAATCCCCGCAGGGTCTGCGAAGCGATTCGGACAATCTCTTGCCTCACCCGCTCCATCTCTTCCCGGCTCATTCCCGGCTTGATCGCATCCAAATCCACCGGCCCCCCCCCGGCTGGGCCCTTCTGGCTGGCCGTGATTCCTGATCCTCCCGCGATCCGGGCTGGCAGAAATTCTGGATTCTCGTTCACGAAGTGCGCCAGATACTCCTTCCATCCCATTTCTCCGGACTCGCCTTTCGCCACCATCCGCCCGTCTTCTCCCCGCACCAGGTCGTCCCGCACTGCCCGGAACGCCAGATCGATCTTCTGTACTCCCAGCCGCTGCAGCTCTCCGCGAATCGCCGAGCTCCTCTCCGCCTCCTCGGCTACCTGCCGGCTTCGCTTGTTCTCTTCGATCACCAAGTTCAACCGGCTCTCCAGTTCTTCCCGCCGTTTCCGCTCTTCGCTCAACTCCGCCGACTGCGATGGCTGTTTCGCATACTCCTCCACCACCCGCCGCACGATCCCTTCCAAGTCCAGCGCCTGTTCATCCATGGTCAGAACCCCAATTCATGTTCATTCACGTTCATTCGCGGCTATTCCAAACAACTCGCCTCGATCTCCTCCGCGATCCGGCTCTTCACCTCCTGCCGCGCATCGCTCAGATATTTCAGCGCCAGCTTTTTGTACACCTGCTTGCGCAGTGTCACCGACCCAATATTGAAGTCCAGGAGCCGCTTTGCATCGTCCAGTTCGCTGCTGAAGTCTCCAATGTCGAACTCGTCCAGTCCCGAGACTT